TAAAACTCTTTGACCTTGTTGCTGTTGAATTGCACCCACTCCACTTAATGTTTGAATGTCTCCTCCAGCTAGTTGTGGAGCTAGTCTTGCAAGACCTTGCTGGTAACTTCCTAGTCCCATTTGACCTTGAGCTAAACCTGCTTGTGCTCCTCCAAGTCCTAATAAATTCGTATAATCTTGTTGTCTTAATGCTGCACCTTGACCAAATCCTTGTTGTAACATTTGTGCTTGTAGTAATGCACGGTTTTTATCTGATTGAGTTTGGTATTCTGATTGCATAACACCTTCTCTACCACCACCAAAACCACCTACAGATATTGCTGCATCAGAAATTTGTTGTTGTCTCATTGCTGCTTGTTTGTCAAATTCTGATAATGATGCATCAATAACTTGTTGTTGGTAAGGCGACATATAAGAAGCAATTGATCCCGTTCCCGTTCCTGCCCCAGTTCCTGTTAAACCTGCCGCACCTGTTATGTATGGAGAAACTCCACCCATAGTTGTTCCAGCTTGTGTTCCATAAGTTGCTGCTTGACTTAAATAAGGTGCATAACCACCAACACCTGATGATGCTAAAGATGCAGCTTGTGTCTGTAATGGATCCTGTGCTGCAACTGTTGGTGCAAATTGTGATGTATCTAATGGTACGGACGTTAAACCAGTTAACTGTGTTGCGTAATCCTGACCTAATTGTCCTACTAGTTTTGATGGATCTTGTTGTGCTGTTGTTACTGCCATTACATTACTCCTTCTAATCTTTGCGCTGTGGCGAACATGTTTCTTGCGCCCTCTAATCCTTGAGAATCTTGTGATATCTGTCCGCCTTGTTCTAAATGTTCCATAACGTTTTCCATTACTTCAGCGCCTTTATCGATGTCTCCTCCGCCTGCCGAACGGACTGCATCTGCTGTAAATACAAATTCATTTTTACTTAATCTAGCTGGTACATCATCTGCTCGTTCTTGTCCACCTATTGGTACAAATCCACCTTCTTGTCTATAATCTTTTTCCATGCCACCTAAATCCATTAATCCACCTTCTTGAGCTCCGATTCTTCCGCCTTGAGCTTTTTCAGTTCTAATAAATAATGGCTTTTCTCCTGTTTTACTTACATTTTTGAAAAGGTTTCCTGACACTGGATCAAAATAAATTTGTCCTGATGTATAAATTTCATCATAGTTTGCATCTAAAATTAATTGATTAACATTACCTTCATTATCTTTATTAGTGCCTACTATATGGTTTGGTTTAATGTAAGTTTTTGTTCTGTTTAAATCTGCTTGAACATCTTCAGGGTATACGCCTGTTTCTATTTTATATATGTGTTGAGCTACAGACCCAACCATTTCTGCAGGAACTTCTTGATCTCTTGAAATCATTAATTCAAGGTCTCTGATTCTTTCTGAACCATCTAATCCTTGATTGGATTTATAATTTTTACCATATCGATACCCAATTCTTCCGCCTTGAGCCATGTTGACTCCATGCCAATCATCAGTATCAAAGAAGTTACTAAAACTTCCATACTGTGATTGAATATCATCTGGAAGAATATTCCAAATTCTAAAAGCTTTGTCTTGTCCCCAAGCAGTATGTGTACCACCCATCTCATACCCAATTCTTCCGCCATCAGCCATAGTCATTATTCCTAATTGGTCTTGACCAGGAATTGCTTTTCTAAATCCATGTGGCCAATTGTCTAATGTATAATCCTCTTCTTCTCTAGTCCTTTCAGGCATTGCTTCTTCTTCTCTTCTAGGCATTTCAGGTAAATAATTGTCACTATACCAACCCATAAAATCTTTTGTTCCCCCTCTATTTTTGTAATCGCTAAAAGATGAAAAAACATTTTGTTTTACCATGTTTCCAGCATAGTATCCAGTTCGTCCACCATTAGCATACGCTGTTGTTGCTGATGCTGGTGGAAGGAATGCTCCTCCTTGTCCTTGTAATGCTGCTGCACGAATCGCTGGAATATCAATTCCAGGTTGATCTGGAAGAGTTTCATCTTTACGAGTTGCTGCATCCAAAGCTCCTAGTGATAAACCTGCTGCAAGTGGAGCTTTCCAGTTGACAGTTGTTTCATTTCCAGGTGTTCCATATGTACTAGGTCCAAGAAGTGTATCATATAAATCAAAATAACCTGGGTCTCCTCCAGGAAGAACGGTTGCAAGTGCTTTTCTAAAAGGAGAAAGTTCTTTCTGACCTGGTAGCGTCATATTTTCCATCATTCTTGCTACATCATCTTCTTGATCTTCACCCGGTATTCCGTAAGTTAAATCTTTAACATTTTTGTCTAAACTACCTTTATTGCCACCACCACCTAAATAAGTCTTTGGATCTAAAAGATTAAATCCAAGATCTCCAGTTTGTTCTCCACCAGGACCAAATACTAAATCTTGATTTATTAAATTTCCTAACCAGTTCTGTCCCATACCTTTAGTGCTCATATCACCAGGAATTATATCAGGCATTCCATACTGATTTAATAAAGTACCAGCTATCACTGATGATAAAATAGGATTATCTTTAATTTCATTTGGAATAATATCGTCTACGAATTTGTCTTTAACACCTTGAAAAAATGATCCAATACCATATCTTTTTCTACCATCTGCTCCTGCAACACCACCATAAGCCATTCTTTGTTTTCTTCTTTGAGAATATGTAGGGTTTGTTGATCCACCATAAGCCATAGGCTGAGGTTTTACACCTTGAATTAATTTTTTTAATTGTTCTAATCTTTTCATTCGTTCATAATAACTTTTGTAATCTGCAACATCTTCAATGTTAGGATTTGCAATTCTAAATTCTCTTGCGTCTTCTATTTCTTCCATGACTGGAGGATTACCCATTGGTCTTGGTTTATGTGTATTCATAAAATCTGGTCCACCACCATATTTAAAACCAGCTCTTCCACCATTAGCCATTTTTGATTCTGACATTATTTGTTGAATAAATTGTCTAAATGATATTGGTTGCATTCCTTGTTCTTCCATTTCAAAAACGTATTGTTGATATTGTTCTACCAACATAGGATCAGCTTGAGCCATTAATTGTTGTTCTGGGGATTTAGGTCCTTCGCTACCTGAATAGGTAATTTCTCCTGCACCTGCGTTTAATGATGATATTCCTGTTCTATCTATAGCCATAATTTTTATATATTAATTTTTAAAGGCAGGAATTTCACCTGGGTTTATAATAATACTTGTTTTTTACAAGTAAATCAAGCCTATGTTGTTACTTCTCTAGGTTTAATTTCAAGCGCAGATAAGACTACATGTAATCTATTAGCCGTTGCTGCGGTTACTTTTATTACTTCACTCTCTGCAGCCACAAGTGGTGCAGATAATAATTCTGATGTTGCATTAGCAGATATTGCCTTAGTCTTAAATAGGCTAAAAACAGCATCATCTGTGTCAGTTATAGTCACCGTTATAGTATCAGCATTACCAGAATCTTCGGATACTATTATAGATTTTATAACAGCAGTTGTAGCTGATGGCACAGTGTACAATATAGTAGCACTATTACTAGTTAAATCCTTCTTTTTATTTACAAATGTATTAGCCAAAGAAATAAGCCTCCGCTTCTGCTTCTTCTTTTAAATCTTGTTGAAAAGAAGTGTTTAATTTTTGTACTATACTATCAACGTCTCTTACAAATGATTGTTGTATTTGTTGATCATATTTCTCTAGTGGTTGTGTTAATGATTGTACTATTCTAGCCATATATACTCCTTGGGTCTGCTTGATATTGATTTATTAACTGATTCATTTGTGTCAAAGTATTTTGACCTCTTTCATTTAAAGATCCTTTATCTGCGTATCCTTGTAGTATCATTCTTTTTCTCATTATTTCAGCCATTTGATCTTGTTGACTTTGTGTTGGTTGAAATTTTTGTATACTTGCTTGCATAATATTTTCAGTAGGAGCATCTCCTCCTCTACCACCCATAGTAGTAGGTTGGTTTTTAGTAGGAATACCAGCATAAGTTGATCCTAAATTTTTAAATGGATTAAAACCAAATAAAGATGCAATACCTAAAATAGGATTAAGAAAACCTAGTCCCATTTTATTAAGTGCAAAACTTGTTATCATTTTTTTAGGATTAAAGTATTGACTTAAACCTCCCATTTTATCTGTAAGACTAGTAATTCCTGTTTTAGCTTCCGGTGCAAAACTTTTTAATCTACTAAAAAGACTTTTTTCTAAACCTGTTTTAGGAATAAAATTTTTTAAAGTTGATAAACCATAGTCAATTAAACCTTGTCTACTAGTATCAGTTGTTGGTGCTTTTACTGTTAATCCTTTATCAATTGCACTTTGAATTTCTTTAAAATCATATCCTTTTCTACGCATTTCATCTATTAAATCGTAGTCTTGTGATCTTTCAAAGTCTTCAATTTTTTCTTTATCTTCTATAGTTCGTTTACCTTCTGGCACTAAAAAAGGATCTCGTTCAGGTTTTTCAAAATATCGTTCTAGATCTTCTCTTGGATCAACACCTTTAACTCCTCTCATACTTAAAGGAACTTTAACATCTCCAACCATTTCATAAGCTTCTTCTTCTTTACCAGTATCTTTATGAATATTACGAGGTGGTGGTGTATATGTTTTATAAGGTGTCACATCTCCAGGTACAACTTCTGTAACTGGGTCTGGATCTCTGTAAGATACAGGAGATACAGATGCTGGTTTAGGTGCTGGTGCTGGTGGTCTAGTATATTGTTGTGCAATGTATTGTTCTCTTGCATTACCATTGCCGCCGCCACCGCCGCCACCGCCGCCGCTTTTACCGCCACCGCCAATACTTCCCATATCTCCTTGAAGAGATATGATACCTGATGGACCACGGTTAGGTTTACCATCTTCTAATCCTCCATGTAAATTAAGCGCTATTAAAACTTGTTTTTCAGGTTCAGTTATATAAGCTAATTCTGTGTCAGGGTGATCAGGTGAAGACTTCCATTTTTTTGGAGCTTTAACCATTTTTTGTTTACCTAAATAATTAGGTCCACCACCTTGCACTGCATATTTTATTTTTTTATCTATCATTATCTTCTACCATCCGCTTGTATATCTAATCTAAACGTACCTAATTTCCAATGTTGTTTTGTACTAGTGTTATCTACTTTTAAAGCAATAGCTCTTGCTCTAGCACGAGTGTCTATTTTAGTAGTAGTTGTTGAAGATGTAAAGGGTCCTAATGAAGAACTAGCTTCTGAATCTGTTGGATAGTTTTTTAAGTTTAATGTAACTCTTGCATCTCCAGTTTGAGATAAAAAGTCTGGAAGTACTCTTCTAATTTTCATCATATAATCACCATCACCTCTTAAATCTGCCCCACCTTGTGTGGCTGCTATATCAAAATCTCCAGATTGAATACTTGCTGAAATACCAGTTCTTGTTCCTGCTTTAATTTGATCTTGTCCTGTTTCGTGTTCAAAGTAAGTTGTAACACCATCAGTATTTCCAACTGTTGCATCACTCGTAGCAGATGAATCATATTCAGTACCATGTGGTTTTCCAAATATTGATGAATCAAACCAAGATGATCTAGCAAGTGAACTTGTAGTCCATACTGGTCTCTCTGGTGTTGAATCCATGTAGTTATAAGTAACTGATCTATTGTTAGAAGCAGCTCCACTACCAGGATAAAACCAAGTTACTTCACCAAACAAATTATTTAACCCTGCATAAATATGATTTTTAGGAACTGTATTAAGATCATCATAAACATAGTCTTCAACTAAACATGGTAGTGATTCTAGTCTACCAGTGTATCTAAAAAAACCATTTTCTGACATCCAATAAGCAGAACCATCAACCTCAACTGCTGCATGTTTTCCAATTAATCCACAGTTAGTTCCAACTTGTTGAAACGAGAAAGTAAAAGGAGCACCAACAAATCTCATAATAAATAAAGATGTGTCAGTCCAAACATAAATTGCATCACGACCTCTTATAGCTGAAACGATCCGTGTTCCGTCGGCCAGTCTTTGTGTACCAGCAGTATTGATTGCACTAGGTGCATAAGAAGTTGTAGCATCAATTGATTCTTGATCCGAGAATCTAATAAACATATCATCTTGTGTTGATGTTGTACCAATTGTAGTCTCTGTTCCAAAAAATACTAAGTGACGATCCGGTGTAGATACTAAAGTTTGCACCGCTGCTGTTGGTGCATTAGAAATAATTGTTGCTCTAGTGGAAGTTGCACCAGATGCATCTGAGTCCCATGAAAAAGTCGCACTATCAACAATAGTTGCAATAAGTTTATTTCCATAATTGTCCAAGGACCATAGACCTGGAGCTGTTATAATATCACCTGTTTGCGATGCACCCCATTTTGTATATTCAGAAGCATCAGTTACGGTTGCTGCATCAGAATGTGATGCGGCTGTTGTGTTATCTGATCCTCTAGTTAATCCTCCTAAAGTTCCAGTACCTGTAGTGTTCGATGTGTAAGCAATTCTTTCATCATCTATTACAACAGTTCCTGAAGCTGGAAAAGCAGATGAATCATCTAATACAATACTTGATGAACCTGAAGTTAATGCACCATCTAAAGTTGATGTTGCTTCACCCGCAACAGTACCACCCCATAATCCTAAACCCCAACCAGCGGCTGATGCCTCAGTTGCAGGACCAATTGGATAATAATGTTGAACTCTTATTCCACCAGAAGTACTTGCTCCTGATCCAGATT